GTCCTTGTTGTCCAGGGCCACGCTCGCGCTCACAGCCTTGCCGATGGCCGCGCCGTTGGAATAGGTCACGGTGCCGCTGCTCTCGGCGTACTTGGCGTAGTAGGGCTTGCTCAGTCCGATGTATGCCATGGTAGATTCCTCCTTGTGTTACTTGGCTTTTCCGAGTTCTTCGCCGGCTGCGGCGTCCATCGCCGCAATGGCCGCCTTATTCGCGCCCCGCATCGTCTTTTTGATGAAAGGGTGCTCCGCGCGCACCGAGCTGCCGCTCTCGATCGACCGCACGATCAACGCCGCCGGGACGCCGTTCGGATAGTTCTTTTCCTTGCGTTTGAGGTATCCGTTAAAGCCCACCAGCGTGTCCGTCACGTCCCCGTTGTCCCGGAAAACCGCGACGCCTACGCACTCCTGCAGTTCCGCCCGGTCTTTTGGGGAGATCACGTTCAGCTTGTGATACCCGGCCACCTTGATCCCGATGAGCTTCGAGCTGTCGATCGGCAGCTCGCCGACTGCCTGTGTCAGCGCGTCCGCCATCACCTTGGCTCCGGCGTACAGCGCCTTCTTCTGGGCCTCAGGCCGCAGACGCTGAAGCGCTGCCAGCTTAGCAAGCAGCTCCTGGTCGCCTTTGATCTTCATGCCCATACCGTTCTCCTCAGCCGGCCCACTCCACCAGCCAGGTGTAGTGGGTCAGCTTGGTCTCGTCCTCGTACTGGATGTCGCTGAGACTCCAGCTGAGGCCCTCGATGCTGTGCAGGACTTCCTGGATTTCTCCCGCGCGGATCAGCCCGGACGACCGGGAGAAGTAGTGCACCGCGGCAGCCATCGCCTGCGCGGCCATGCCTCCGTCAGCCCACACGGTGTCGCCGGCGCCCCGCAGACGCAGGACGCCGTACTCCGCCACGGCCTTGTCAGCCTTGACCCACGCCTGCTCCGCAAAGGGCACGCCCGTCGCCCGCAGCGCGTTCAGCAATGTCTCCCACATGTCACATCTCCTCGCCCAGGGTCAGCTCGACGCCGCCCGTGGGCAGTACATAGGGCCGCACCACCGTCCACACCCTGTCGCGGTAGCGGCAGAGGCGCTCGCCCTGGTACTCTCTCCGGTCGCTCAGGATCAGCACGCAGCTCACCCGCAGGTTGTGGCTCGCCGCCTCATAGGTCTCCTGCATCCACGCGGACCGCTCCTGGCAGTACACCTTCCGCTCGGTGGGCTCCGGCGTGTCGTATACGCCGTGCATCTCAGGACTCTCGGCAATCAGCCAGGCCACGCTCTGCTCGCGCATACGCTCTCACCCTTCTCCCGTGAAGTCGGTGTACCCGGACGCGGTCATCAGCTGGGCCTTCTGTTCGTCGTAGGCCGCTTTGATGCGGTCATACTCGCCGTCGGTCAGCCCGCCGAAGTGCGCCCGGCAGTAGGTGAGGATGGCGCGCAGGAGCAGCGCGTCGCTCTCGCACTGCTCCGTCCCGATCACGCCGGCGATCCCCAGATCGAGCTTCGCGGCTTCGATCAGGTCGCTGATCTCTCCGTCGTAGTCATTCACGGTCACGCGCAGCGCGACTCGCGCCTTGTCCAGCAGCGCCATGGTCTCACCTCACTCACTCGCCGCCCGGGGCGTCCGGGTCGGCCGTTTCCTCGTTGGCTGCCGCTTCCTGAGCCGCCAGAATCTCTGCGATGATGCCGGCTTTCTTGGTAGCGGTCAGCGTGATCCCCATCTCGTCAGCGATGCGCTTCAGCTGGGAGACTGTCAGCGCAAGGAGCTCCGCTTCCGACAGGTCGCCGCTTTCGTCCGTGTCGGCGTCACTGACGGTTATGTCCCCTGGTCGACGGTGATCTTGGCGAAGGCCTTCGCCGCGGCCAGCTTGCACTCAAAGCGCGCGTAGCCGGCGTAGGTGATGACGTGCTTCTTGATGTCGCGGTCGCTCTCGATCATGATGTCCTGGATCATGTTGCCCACGACCTGCTTCGGATAGCCGATCCACAGCACGTTGGCGGCCACAGCGTCCTCGACCTTCACGGGAGCCCCGATCAGGGTGCCCTCGGCGCCGTTCTGCGCGTTGAGCTGGAAGATCGGGCGGCCGGTGGTGTCGACCATGCCCACCAGGTAGTTGTAGATCGTCTCGCGGCGGGCGTAGACGACCACGCCGCCCTTGGCGTTCTTCAGCTTGCCCATGGCCGCGGCGACCTCGGCGAAGGCCAGCTTCTTCTCCGCGGCGGTGGTGATGGCGTTGTTGGTGGAGTCGAAGTCGGTCGCGATCTGGGTGACCACGTCGGCGGCCAGCGCGGCGCCGAGGCGCTCGGCGATCTCGCTCGTCAGGAAGGCCTGCAGCGCGTCAAGGCTCATCTTCGCCATGGCGTAGGAGATGTTGACGTGCTTGCTGAAGTCCTTGCCGCTCAGGGTGACCTGCGCCCAGGCGTTGATCTCGTCGTCGTTGGCGGCGTTCTCGTTCACCGTCGTGGCGTCGCCCTGGCTGATGCCGCTGCGCAGCGCGATCTGCAGGATGGTGCCGGTGCGGTACAGGTTGATGTCGCCGAGAATGGAGTGCTGATCGTCGATCAGGTCCCAAATCTCGTTGAGCATGGTGGTCGGCAGCACATAGCCGGTGTGGTTGGTGCTGTCGCCGGTCGTGGCAACGTAGGCCACGGCGCTGCGCTCTTCCTCGTTCAGGTCGTCCCGGTCCAGCATCGTCTTCAGGAAGCCGGTGCGGTACTCAGGAGAGGCAGCGCTGAAAATCCTGGTCTCTTCCATCTTGGGGTCCTCCTTGAAAGTCTTGGTCACGGTGCCCACCTCGCCCGCGGCGACCTTGGCCGCCAGCGCCGCGCGCTGCTCCGCGCTCTCGCGGATCGCGTTCAGGCGCTCGAGGATGGTGTCCGCTTCGTTGCTCAGCGCCTCGATGTCCGCGCCCTCGGCGTCCATCTCGCTCCGGATGGCCTGCTTGCGGGCCTCGCACTCATCCGCGCTCAGCTGCATGATCTCTTCACGGGTCATAGGGTTGTCCTCCTCACATCAGCTTGAGCTTCAGGGCCAGCTTCGCCCTCGCCCTCGCCTCGTTTTCGGCCCTCAGGCGCTCCGCCTTTTCCGCCTCGATCACTCCGTCGAGCCAGGAGCGGGCCGATATATCCGTCCCGGGGTTG